TTGGAACCTTTGGTGGCAATTTAAATGGATCTGTTGGATCACTGATATTCTACCCAGATCCTGAGTTTTCTGGCAATTTTGAAATTTTATCATTCAATGAATTCTTTTATTCAGAAAATGATTTTGTAAATGTTCCAGAAACTTTATCATACGGTAGTATTACTGATTCTGTTGGAGTTGCAAAATATGTTGGAATTAATAATATCGATGAAGACCTAGATTCATTAAGTTTTAATATAAACTACAACAATATTCCAATTTTCGTTAAGAAATTTAATCCTTCAGATTCCTCAGTATTAAATCTATCAGAAAACAAATTTACAATTCCCAACCATTTCTTTAGCACTGGAGAGGAATTAATTTACACTCCAAAATCAACTCTTTCTGGGGTTGTTCCAACGCCAGTTGGAATAGGATCAACTTTAAATAATGTTGGAGTGGTTACAAGTCTTTTACCTTCAACAGTTTATGCAATCAAAATTGATAATGATAACTTTAAGATTGCAACAAGAAGAGAGTATGCACTAGCAAATCCTGCAATAGCTGTTACTTTTACAACTACAGGATCTGGTAATGCTCATGAATTTGAGATGACTAAGAAGATTGAAAAATCTATCATTTCCATTGATAATGTTGTTCAATCACCTGTGGCGTACACATTATTGAATTATACAGTTGATAATGGAAGTCAGGTTAGTTCTTCAAGCACTACTTTTGCTCTGAGCGGAATATCATCTATTAAATTGGGAGATATTTTGAAAATTGATGATGAATATATGAAAGTTGTAAATGTAGGATTTGGAACTAATTACTCAGGTCCTATTTCTTTTGCAGGAACATTCCCATTAGTTTCTGTTAGAAGAGGTTTCCTTGGATCAAATTCATCTTCACACAACAATTTAAGTCCTGTAGATTTATACAGAGGATCTTATAACATAGTTGGTAATCAAATTTACTTCACAGATTTATTAAAAGGAAATAATAATAATCAATCAATTCTACAATATAATTTACCACCTGCAAAATCATATTTTAATGGTAGAGTATTTTTAAGAAAAGACTACACTACTAACAAAATTTATGATGATATAAGCGAACAGTTTACTGGAATAGGTAAAACATATACTTTAACAGTTAGTGGGTTTAATACTACAGGACTGGGTATAACCACCGGTAGTGGTATTCTTTTCATTAATGGAATATTCCAAACACCTTCAACAGATAATAATGCATCTGGTAACTATGATGTGGAAGTAGATAGTGTGACTGGAATAAGTAGCATTGTTTTTTCAGGAAATCAATCTTCAAGTATTTCAGACTACGATGTTAATACAAATCAACTTCCAAGAGGTGGAATAATATTATCATTGGGATCAACACCTGGATTGGGATATGCACCTTTAGTTGGAGCATCAGTTACTGCAATTGTTGGTGCCGGGGGATCGATTGTTTCGATCGGTATTGGATCTACTGGAAATTGGGGATCAGGATATAATGGATCAGTTTCTATTGCTGTTACAGAATATGGTCATACTGGAACTCAAGCAGTAATTCAGGGGAATATTGGTGCTGGTGGAACATTATCTTTCTCAATCACAAACGGTGGAACAGGATACTCAAATCCAACTATTAATATATCTCCACCAAATTACAGTGGATTAACAGTTACTGGCGTTTCTAGATTAGGTGTAGGTCTGACAACAGATACTGGATCTGGATTGCTTCTTAATATTGAAGTTGGGGCATCATCAACAACTGGTATTGGATCTACATTATTTGAAGTTACTGGATTTAAGATCCTAAGAAATGGTTATGGATTTAAGAAAGGTGATGTTTTAAAAGTAGTTGGTTTAGTTACTGCTTATGGTATTTCACAACCACTCAATGAATTTGAATTAAATGTTCTAGATGTTTTCAATGATTCATTCTCAGCATGGCAATTTGGTGAAATGGATTATATTGATAGTATTAAGAGTTATCAGGACGGATTTAGAAGAAGATTCCCACTATATTACAATTCTCAACTTGTAAGTTTTGAGAAAGATAATTCAAATCCAGATTCTCAGTTAATAGATTTTAATTCAGTATTGTTAATTTTCATAAATGGAATTTTACAACAACCTGACATTGCATATCAATTTAACGGTGGAACATCTGTATTGTTCTCAGAACCTCCTAAAAAAGAAGACAATGTTGCAATTTTCTTCTATAGAGGAAGTTCGGAAGATAGTAGTATAATTCCAGTATATGAAACAATAAAAATTGGTGATTCTGTTCAAGTTTTCAGTAATAATAGATTATTAGGTATTACTACAACACAAGATCCTAGAACAGTCACTGGAATTACTTCATCAACTCAAATAGAAACAAATATCTATACACTTCAAGGTATAGATGAAGTAAACTTCAAACCAGTAAACTGGATAAAACAAAAAACAGATAAAATTATTAATGGTGAAATAGTATCTAAAGCAAGAGATTCAATTGAACCACAAATTTATCCTACTGCAAAAATAATTAGAAATCTCACAGCAAATCAATCTGAAGTATTTGTTGATAATGCACAATTCTTTAATTATGAGAATGAAGTTTCAATAGACTTTGATGCGATAATTATTTCAGGGGATCAGGACCCAGTTTCAGCGGCAGTAACAGCAATAGTTTCTGCTGCAGGAACAATTCAGTCACTTTCAATTACCAACGCAGGAAGTGGTTATACTGGGTCTTCAGTTATTGCTAAGATATCATCACCAAAATCAATTGGTGTCGGTGTTGGAACAACTGCAACTGCTACAATAAGTGTAGTAAATGGTTCTTTATCAACTGTATCAATAACTAACCCTGGATTTGGGTATAGTCAACTCAACCCTCCACAAGTAATTATCCCATTACCAACTCCAGTTTATGAAAATATAACAGAAATTACTTCAGTTCAAGGGTCTTCTGGGGCAATATTAGGCATTGCAGCAGCGGCAGGTATAGGAACTATTTCTGCAGTTAAATTTACTTTAGATCCAACTTACATAAGTGGAATAACCACTGGTCAACCAATTTATATCTCTAATACTTCTGTGGGGAACGGTGTCACATCAATTTTAAATCATAATTCATCAGTGGTTGGAGTTGGAACTACATTCTTAGATAACATATACATTGTAAGTTCATTTAATTCTTTGGTTGGAATCATTACATGTAATGTACACTCAGATAGTAACTTGTCTGGTATTAATACTTCAGGATCTACAGTTGGTAATTTTTCTTGGGGTAAACTATCCGGATTTTTAAGATCATCTAACCCAATATCTATTGCGGTTTCTGGATATACTATTAATTCTGGATTATCTTCCTTCCCAACCATTCAAAGGAGAGGTTATGGTTTAAGAGACAATGGATCTCTTAAAAAGATTTTATAACATATTATAAATATAGAAAAAACTATGTTAAAATGTCTGCACTTGTAACAGATCAGTTTAGAATACTTAATGCGAGTAGTTTTGTAAATTCAGTTGAAGATTCATCGAATTCTTATTATGTTTTTGTAGGTCTATCAAATCCTACTGCTGTTGGATTCGGTAGAACTTCTACTTGGGATACAATACCACCAAATCCAACTGATAATTTTGATTACCTAAATCATAATGAATCAACTATACTGTTTGGTAAAAAAATTACAAGTGCTAATGTAAGAAGAGTTGTTAAGAAAATAGACTGGGTTTTTGGTAAAAAATATGAAATGTACAGACCAGACTATAGTGTAATAACTCCATCACCAATTAAAGGTGCAACTAGACTTTACGATGCAGAATATTATGTAGTTAATTCAGATTATAGAGTTTATATTTGCATTGATAATGGTTCTTCAGGAATTAATACAACAGGAAATTCATCCCAAGTTGAACCTAAATTTACGGACTTAGAACCAGCAAAGTTTAGTGATGGTTACGTTTGGAAATATCTTTACACTATTTCCCCTAGTGACATCATTAAGTTTGATTCAACTGAATATGTGACAATTCCCAATAATTGGGATTCTTCTACAGATCCGCAAATAGTTGCAGTTAGAGAAAATGGAAATTCGTTAATAAACGAAAATCAGATTAAAAAAGTTTACGTACAAAATAAAGGATCTGGATATTCTTTACAATCTGGTCAATCTTGCAAAATCGTTGGAGATGGATCTGGCGGAACTGTTTCTGTAGAGATAGATTCAACTAATCAGAGTATTAGTAATGTTGTAGTCACCTCTGGAGGATCCGGATATACTTATGCTCTAATTGATTTGGGAACTGGATCTTTACCAGCAACACCAGCAGAATTAATTCCAATAATTCCACCATCAAATGGTCATGGATTTGATATCTATAAAGAATTGGGTGCAGATAAAATTTTAATTTATGCAAGATTTGATGACTCATCAAAAGATTTCCCAGTTGATACCAAATTTTCTCAAGTGGGAATACTTAAAAATCCTTTAATTTATGATTCATCAGGAATAAGTACTACTGTTTATACTCAAAACGATTTCTCTTCGGTTCATGGAATGATGTTTAGTGGAAATCCAGACAGCAGTGGTCTTTCAATTGGAAGTATTATAACTCAAACTACAAGTTCTGGGAAAAAGGCACTTGGATATGTTGTTTCTTATGATAAAGAGACTAAAGTTCTGAAGTATTATAGAGATAGATCTCTATATTTCAAAGATGGAAACTCATACCAAGATTTTACAGGAATTACTACTTTCTTTAATTCCTCTGGAAAAGTTGTTGAATTTGAAAGTGGCGGAACAGTTACAAGTGGATCTTTTTCAGCAACGATTAGTTCATTTTCTGGAATAACAACAACTGTTGGAAATAAAATTGTAAATCTTGGAGTTCAATTTAATAATGGTCTCTCTGTTCCTGAGATAAATAATAAGTCTGGAGAAATAATTTACATAGATAAC